GAAACAAAGCCTTGGAAAAGATGCGTATTGTCGGTTGTGTTATTTGTCCCTTCTTGTATTTCCCTACCGTTAGAGAAATATTTGTAAGCCCAATCTATAGTTATGGCATCGCCCCTCATTATCAATGGTGGGTTGCTAGAAAAACCACCAATGTTTACTATCGTTCCCGCCAATGGCACTAGTTTATTATTGGCATCCCTTACATATAAATTTTTAGGCACAACCACCTTACCGTGGTTAGTTAAGTCCCGCCAACTGTCAGTGCATTCGTATTCGTGGGCAAAGTTGAATGTAAACACCTTGTTTCGCAAAGGATAAGCCTTTGTTTGCGTGCGCTGCGTTATTGTTATCGTGGTTATTGCCCTATACATTATTTTTGTGCCATTGATAATTCTTGTGGGGTATCCGAAATTGCGGGCAATGAAAAAGTTTGGTAACTATAACCGCCCTCTGTTTGTCCGAGCGTCCTATCCTCAAAAACTACATTGTAAATCCCCTTGTCATTCAAGTAGGTACACGTAACAGGGATAGCAACGGGTGCTTTGATAATCTTTAATAAAGTTGATACGTCTTCACTTGGGTAACTTCCATTTGTCCCGGTCAACACTCCCCTAAATGTTATTTGTGCATCTCCCTCGCCGATATATTCCTTAACAGTTCCATCCGTTCCTTGTATTTCAGTCTTTACAATATTTCTCGGAAATACAACATCGATTAAAATAGCCTGCAAAGTCATAGAAGGCGTAGTGATAGACTTGTTGTTATTGTCCGTATAAGTGATGCTATCAAAGGTCACGTCTGCATAAACAGGCGTTCCCAAATCGCTTGCATATAGTGGCAAATCAGGGTCGTTGCTTGCTATCTTGCCATCATAGGGGCTATTTGTCTCAAATGATAAATGTGGCTGTATCGTTGCAATGCCTTTAGTGTACGGGTTAGACTTGGGTGCATTGTTGCGTGCCTCCCCCGCTAACTCGGTGGCTATCTGCGCCGCAACCTGTAACCCCGTATTAAGTAGGCTTTGCGGCGTTATTGTCGGTATGATGAATTTATCTGACATATCTAATTAGTTGGTTGCTACAATTTGGCTGTCATTAATCGCTCCTGTCAAAGCCTCGGCAACCATATCCTTCACTTTGCCCAATCCTTCACCTAGTTTGTTGGTTACAATCTTGAAATCACCATGTATCAATCCCCCATTTATGGCAATGTGTATGTTTACATTCTTTTGACCCGTAGCTTTTGTTTTGGGGTCGGCAATTATAGCGGCTGCACCATCTTTACCCTTTTTGCCTTCCGTTTCTTTTCCCGGGACTAAGCCTTTGTTTTTGGCGGCGGCATCTTGGGCATCTTTATTGTTCCAAACGGCTTTGATTGTATCCGATGCTTCTTTTACTGCACTTATACTATCTGCCACTCCTTTTTTAATGAGTTCAGGGTTAAGCGTCAATCCGCCTACTATAGCTTCTTGTACTCCCCACCAAACCTTTGCCACCCCAATACCAAAAGCCTTTATCATTTCCCATGTTGCGGACATTGCGGCGTTAAATGAGCCGAAATGATGCACCAAAGCCATTACACCTGCTGCTAAAGCAGCTACCCCCGCAACTATCCAACCAATGGGGGAAGCTATAAAAGCTGCGTTAAGAAATTCTTGGGCAATCCCACAAGCTGTTATTGCCATTGCTAACCCTTCATTGATACTTGCATCTATTGCGGCTGCAATTGCATTCGCATTCATTGCTACTGTCATTACGCCAAAAGCTGCCGCACCTGCCAACAATCCCACCCCTATATCTTGTAAGATGTTTTTATTGTCACTTAGCCACTTGCCCATTTCTTTTGCGGCTTTTCCCGTGTCCCTCATAAAGTTGGCGATACTTTCAAGTGCGGGGGCTAATAGTTCTGTTGCGCTTATTGCAGCCTTGCCCACCATTTCCTTTACGTCCGTCATGGCAACATTAAACCTTGCCAACGGGTCGGCATTGAACATCGCTTCTGCTGCACCCCCTACTTTTTCTTCTGCAATCTTCAATAGTTCCAAACGGGCTTGCGCTTCCTTGCCGTGTTTTGCAAGGTTTTGGATATGCTCCATTACGGCGGGGTCAATCTTTAATTGCATCCCTAACCTACGAGCCATTTCGGGATTGTTGATGGCTTTTGCAAGCATATTACCTGCTTCTTGGATACCACCACCAAACTTAGCGGCAAAGTCGGCACTGACTTTTTCTATACGCCCCATTTCTTCTTCTGATACGTTGCCCAACAATCCTAGTTGTGCCTGTAAACCTAATATCTCATCTTTGGCATATCCTGTCTTATGATAGAGCGCATCGGCTGCACCTGTGGCTTTCTCAAAGGCTTCTTTTGAGTAGTTGCCCATGTTTTGCATGGTATTGGCAAGGTTAGCCTCGGCTTTATCTAGCTTTTCCACATACTCCCTAGCCTCTCCTATAAACTCCATGCCCTTGAATATGGCAAAAGAAACCCCCAACGCTTCCACTGTGTGCAAAACCGTTTCTTTCAATCCACCAAAAGCCCCTTCCATCTTCTTGACATGGTTTGTAGCCTCGTCAAGTTTGGGTGACATTTCGTCTTTTAGTCCTAAAATATATTCAACTATATTATCTGCCATTACTTAAATTCTACTTGGTGAACAACGCTTAAATAATACTTTACCTGGCACCATGATTTTGCAAATTCATCTTCATTCATCAGGTCGGGGTCTAAACGAAGATGGCAGCGTATTAACGCCGCCATCCTGCCCGTAGGCGAACCATTTACAATATCTTCGTATTCAGCTATTTTTTTTTAAAGGCATTTTTGGCAACTTGTATCAATGTTATACATGCACTTGCCATAGACAGCTTGTAATCATCAACCGTGTAAATGCGTGAATCGCTCTCGCCCTCACCCTTTAATACCAATGCCGACCTTAACTCCTCCCCCGCCGTAAACATACCCACTGTGGCAATCTTATCCATAGCGTAAATCTTTTGGATATAGCTTGGATCTTTATAGAACCCTACAATCCTTTCCTTTGTTTCGGGGTCAATAGCTACATAAATATGCACCTTGCTTGCACCGTGTTTTTTTGCCAATTGCGCTGCGTGGGCTTCTAAGTCCAATGTCTCTTGCTCACTCAATACGCTATAATCAATATCAATTTTAGGTTGCGTATCTTCTACTGTTTTCTTTATTGCCATAATTTCTATTTAAGTATCTTGCCGATTATCAATGGGATTTTTGCCATTAATTTAGTGTCGCCTGTTTTTGCCTCGAACGGGTCTTCCAAAAATTCTGCCGCCTGTAAAATGTCGGTAGTCAAATTAGCTAAGCTGTCACCATAAGTAACGGTAATATCAAACCAAGGAATAGACAATGGGTCACGATTGGGAGATGCTGCAATAACTTTCTTCCATTCGTCCTGATACACCTCTATCGCACCATCATACTCTTTCTTTCCGTAACCACGGCTAACAGGTTCATATCCTGCACCGTAATTATTGGTCTTTTCTTGCTTTGAGGTGTATTTAATATCGGTGATACCAACAACGGGAACGCCGAACAAAACGAACTGGATACTTGCGTAGTTATAATTCACACCATTTATTAACGGGGTCATATCTTGTAAATTTATTTGTAACTAATTGGTATCTGAATATTCCTTGCAATTGCATCCTCATTCAATAATACCGTTATAACCAAAGTACTTGTACTTGTCACATTTTGCGTAGGGTCTATATAAACATCACTAGTAGATACTGTGCTTAAATCGCCGTCCCTATTCATTTGATAAAGTGGTGCAAGGCATTGATTTTGCAAGAAAGAAATAGTCGTTGTAGTCAACGTTCCGTCTGCGTTCTTTATTAGCCTACTTTTAAGGTAAGGTATCAAAGCAGTATAAATACCACGGGTAGCCTTGTCGATTACCCTATTGTCATTGATATAGGCGTAATCACTACTTGCACTAATGGCGGTGTGGTTATCCACAAAGAAAGTCCCACTGTAACCAATATATTGCTGTGCGAAAATGTGGCGTTTGTTATTTATTGCATCCAAAGCTGAATCGCTCAAAGCTGGAGCTGATAGCAACTGCCCATTTGCAAAAGCTGGAACGGCGTTTTCCGTGCCATCTGAAATATTGAACTTTGCAGGTTCGCCAAAATCTTCACTTACCGCACTCAATGAAAGCAATCCTAAAGCAATACCTAAGTGTGTGATTGATTTACCATAAGTAAGGTAAAGGAAATTACCCAAAGCGTTTCCGTCTTGACCTATAATTGAACTTACCTTGTTTGCGCTTAAAGTTGACAAATCATAAACAGTAGTAATGTCGCTAGTGCCTGATAGGTCTGCTGCGTACAATACGGATAGTGGCTTATGCTTGTTATCGTTGTATGTTACTACTTGCGTATTGATAGCCGTAAGGTCTGCGCTTGCCCATGCTGCGGCATCCTTATACACGCCCATTTGCCTGATTGTTCCGCCACTTGCAGTTTGCAAAAGTGTAATCTCTGCAAATGTGTAGGTAGAAGGAACTGGATAAAATCCAATCCATAAAACGCTATTGGGATTGCCACGGAAAAACTCACTTATATGGTAATGCCAAATCGCCTGTTTACTCGCTACCCCCGCACTTGCATTTTGGGTAAGTGTACCAGCAAAAGCACCAGTAGTGGTTACTGCGTTAGGTGTACCGCTGTTTGGAAATATACCCTGTGACTTAGGGAGCGTTACCGTTAATGTTGCCGTTGTAAATGAAGCGGTACAACCATGGATATTCGTTCCCGCATTGATAACGGCAGCCCATGCAGCCCCTTGTAAGGCTATGGTAGTATCGCTACTGCCAACAGTGTAAGTACCTAAGTTCAATATTGCACCTTGCGCACCTGTATAAATCCATGCTATTGTATCTCCAGTGTTGCCTTTTGTAGAAATCAAATAAGTAGCTGTGGCAGCAGTTGCATCGGCGTAGTTAGGAAGTATCCCCGCATTTTCAGCATCAACGATACTATAAAGTGCCTTTGTGTTGTTTGTTGTGGTAAAACCACTTGGCAAAGAACCCGTGTAAAGCAATAAGCCACTAATGTAGTCTTGTCCCGGTGCTACCCTCTTGCTTGCTCCTTGACCCTTTATGAAAACTATATCTGGTCTAGCCATTTTGTTTATTTTTAGTGGTAGCCTTTTTTACTACCTCTTTTTTTTCTTCGAATGTTCCACGTGAAACTTTTTCTCCACCGTAATGTGGGTGCAAGTGAAAATTTCCATCTGCTGTTACCCATATCTCGGTTACATGAGGCAACGCCTCAAATACTTTAGTAGTATCCATTTTATTGAACTGTTCGATTAGCCTCTACCCAATATGCACCATCAAAAACTAAATCTATTACCGCCCTCCCATTAGTAGATAGCGTGGCAGTTCCGGTTGTTTTCCAGTACGACCCGTAAAATTTAATCTTCGTTCCACTTGCGCCTGTTGCTATAATCTTAATATTGTCACCAGCGTAAGAAGAAACAATGCTTGGTTGTTTCAATGTAAAGCTATCAACCAAAGCAATAGGCAAAGTGGTTAACCATGCCCGTGGAGTAATGGATAGGCTGTCTGCGCCTGTTGCATCTGTCATGGTGTACCAGCGGTAAGTCAACACACGACCTGTATTATCTCCTGCCCTTGTTGTGTCAAAACGTGGACCCGTAGATTGTGCATTCGAAATGGTTGTTAGGCAAACCAATAAAGCCAATATTGAAAATACTTTTTTCATTTTTATAAATTTTAAACGTTAAAAGATGCTGCTGTCAATGTTGTAAACAAGAATATTTCTTGAGAGAACCCATATTGTACATCGTACTTCATTAACCCTTTAAGGAAGAATAACTCCGAATTAGCTTGTAATTTTTCAAGTTGTAAAGCGTTATCTTCAGTGCTGTTCATACCAATGTAAAGGTTAGAGCTAGTGTCGTCCAGTGATTCACAGAATAGTATTGTATTATCAGGTAAACCAGCAAGCGTTACTACTTCATAACCCTTCCAAGGCTTAACTCCTGCATCCATAGTGTTCAAACCTTTAAAGGTTGTACCCTGTGTTATTGCTGTTTGGTAGATTTGTTCAGTGTTTACCGACACTAAGAACTTCATCCTTTTAAATCGGCTTGAACGGCTTATCAATGCCTTCTTATTGGTTGCTGCACTTGAAATCAAAGCGTCTAAAGCGTCTAAGATGTTGTAAACACTTCCACTTGTAGCGGCTGCGCTTAACGGCAATGGATTAGCTATTTGATAAACAGAGCTATCGTTTACCATTTTCTTTAAGAACCCGTCAAAGAATTTCAATTGACCGTTACCAGCACTACCAATAGGAGCGGTGTAAGATGTTGAACCCATCCACAACATTGTTTCTACTTGCTCAAATGCACGGTTAAGCGCAATCTGCATCATGTATGTTTCGGCTGTCACTGGCAACTCACGAGCAAGCAACGTACGGCTCAATTGTTCTGCTAAAAAGTTAGCTTCGAAATTACGAGGGTTGAACTCGGTGTACAGCATAATATCTTGTGGTGTCAATACACGACCGTCAATTGTGAACGTTCCGCTGGATGTAGGCGTTGCTGCCCTTTCTTGCAATGGATTAGAGAAATCCATACGGTCAATCGTATGTTGTTTCTTAATGCCATCTTGAACGTAAACCACTCCCTTTTCTACGGTATCCATACCGAAGGTTGCGGGCAACCAGAAATACGATGCGTATGTGCCGGAGTACGATACGTCTTGAATATTTAATGCCATTTTATTTTGTTTTAAAGTTTACTGAAATTAGATTTTACCTTCTCTTTTTAGTTTGTTTTTAACTGCCAGCCCTTGTGCGGTTGTGGGCAATTCACCTTCTTTCAAAGTGTTTACCACATCAGTAATGACTGGTGCTTTTACATTCAAAGGCAAAGCCTCTATAATGTTTTTCACACGGTCAAAACCCAACTCTTTTGCAGTGTTGCACCATTCAAGCACCACGGTAGCCTCATTCTTGATACGACCGATTTTTGCGTAACCCTCAATCATGTTCTTTACCCTTTCGCCTTCTGCTTTTTCCTCTGCGGCAAGTTTGTCTTTGGTCATAGCGTCCAACTTAGCCTTGCAGTCTTCATACTCGGCTTGGTTTTTTTCTTTGTCCTCAAGCAATTTCTTGATTTTGGTTTTCAAAGCGTCCATTTCTTCCATGTCGGCATCGGCTTTTACTTTAGCCTTGTTTTCTACCTCTACGGCTTTTTCCTCGGCTACCTTAGCCCTGTTTTCGATGGCATCAATAGCAGCTACTATATCCTCCTGACGGGCTGCGTCATTCAGCTTTAAGCGCATTGTAATTTTTGTTAACTCGCTCATTTTATTTGTATTTGTGTTTAGAAAAGTGTTTACTACTTTGTTGCATTCCTTGTGAAATTGTAAGCTATCCGAAATTTTTTGTAAATACTTAGTGTTTAACTTTACACTGCTTTCTATCGAATCGCACAACTTCATTTCCAAAGCCTCCGGTGCAGTTATGAATGTCTCACGGTTCATCATCTTGTTAACCGAACCTTCATCCATCCCGGAACGCTTTTCAATCATTGTGACGATGCTTGTTTTCATCGTCTTTATGATGTCGCCGTTTTCGCTTCCAAATGGGTTGTGGTACATCAACCATGCGTAATCAGCCATTATCCTTTTGCGCCCTGCTTGGAATATGACACCAGCTATCGAGGCTGCACAACCAACGCAATAGGTATCCACGGGGGTATTGGATTTTAAAATAGCGTTGTAGATGTTGTAACCATCCGTTACTACGCCGCCGGGGCTGTTAATCCAAATCTGTATGCGTTTCTTACCTAAAGTATCCAGTTGCAAAAGTTCCTGTTGAAACAAAGAGCCATTTACGCCTTGACCGTCTTGCTCGTCCATGCCAATGTGCGTGTTTAGCAGCATTATTGGTTCGTCAACTGTTGGGTCAATACAATAAATCATAGTGTAAAGCTAGTTAGACGGTTACGGGTAGTTAGTCAATGGGTTATAGGTGGGTTGGAATAATTTTAGATATAAAAAAAGGGCTATGCGTAGAAACGCCGCCCTAATTAAAAAAAAACTATTAAACAATGAGAACCTTAACCCCTATTTCTATTTAGTAAATTATTCTTTTGGTCTAAAGGCATGGAATCGTAATACCTTTTTACGGCTGCCGCAATTATTCCGCTTTTACTATCACCAGTGTAATTTTTCTCCGCCTCCACAAGACGGTGATACAAAGGCGGTAAATAAACTTTTTCGCCACGTTCTTGCGGGCTTGACTTATTGTTTTCGTTTGCCATATTATTAAAATTATCTTGCTATTACAAACCAATCGAAATAAATATCTTGTAATCCGCTTGTAGCCTCGGCAAAAACAATCCTAAACGAAGATATGGTCTGATTAGTAGCATCAATATACCACGTTATCCTAGCGTCTGCACTATTATTATTAACAACGGTTACAAATACTTTATAGGCTGTGGTTATCAATGTTGTACCTAAGCTAATATCCAAATGGTTTAATCCTGCTGGCACATCTCCTAAATGTGTGTACCCTTTTGCAAGAATATTGATTCCACTATTATCCACATATCCCTTAGTTGCGGGATCAGTTGGTAAACTAGGCGTAAAAGCAGTCGTGCCGCCTTTGAGTAATACCTGTGACGGCTGCACCAAATTAACATTTACAAAATTAGAATAGTCGGCTATACCGCTTCCACTTGCGCCTAAGCCTATTGTGATAGTTCTAATATTATGAATATTGCCCGTTGTGGAATCGCTATAAGTTACGGGGTCTGCATTAACGGTATATTGTGTCGTTGTAATATTGGCAACAGGTACATTCCCGCTTGCCGTTAATGAAACTGCGGGAACGCTAAAAACTTCACCATTGTAAAAGATAGCACCCGCATTAATTACATAGTTGCTGCCACTACCGCTATTTACGCAACCAAATAAAACATAGGCAGTTGTAGGCGAATAAGCTATACTACCTAATAAAGCTAAACAGAGATTATTCAACTGCTCTTTATAGGCGTCCTGTAAAAACTGCAACGTCCCCTGCTTTGGAAAAAACTGCTTTGTGTTTGTTATTGCTGAAACATCTAATATTCTCATTGCTATAAATTTTTAATATGTTGAAATTGTAAAGTTGATACTCGCCGCCGCATATTGCCTGACAAAGCTGCTAACTATTGCCGCATAATTAGTTCCCAGTGACGTAGCTAACGCGGCTGGTATATTCACGGTAAAATTGTTTATATAAACGAACGGTGTCAAACCGCCAATACTTGCACTTGCGCCGCTTGCGCCAACACTGCTGCTGCCGGCCTCCGTACTACCTACCCTAAATCCAGTTAATGTAGCTGCAACGTTGGTTATATAAATATCACTCGGTGTTGGATTAACAGGATTATTGGGCTGCCTGAATGTTGTGCCAAATTCTTTGTTGCAGGCATATTCTAAAATCAGTTTGTTTCCATTGTACAACGCCCTTTCCTGTACGCCTATGAAATTATTTTGTACCAGTATCCAATTGCTTGTAGTGGGTGCGTCCGTATTATTATTTATTAAGCTACTATAAACTTGCTTATTATAAATAACCTCATCCTGATAGTTGTAAGTGCCAGGGGCGTAAGCGGGCGCGGTACTACCTACATAATACGAATTAAACAGTAAATCGTGCGCCCACTGTAGCGGCGAAAGCAAAGCTGTGATAATAGCAATAGTATTTTTATATCGCTTATCAGGCGGTAACAATATTTTCGCTTGCTTTGATATGTCTAAGTCGTAAAAACTCATTTATATAGTATTTTTATTCTAACTATTTTAGCTAAATTAAGCAAAAAAATTATTGCGGAATAAAGTTTAGCGAATCCGCAAATGTGTAGCCCGTTGTTGTTTCTTGTACCGTATAGCCCGCAATAGGCAGCCATTGCCTACTAAGTAGAGTTTGATTCAATACAAGGTTAACACTTGCGCTAAAAGACGCGCTGTCAGGACGCGCGGAAACATTCAACAATACCACGTCATTAACCCCCGTGACACTCCTGATGGTACTCTCGATGTCGCTAATCTTTACAGCCCCGTTTGTTGAAAGATTAGTAGTTAAATTAGTTGTTGCGATATTTTGTAAGAAGGCATTAAGGGCTGCGATGACATTAGCCTGTATTACCGCCGAGTATTGACCGTTATAGTAAATATTGGCATTGATATAAATCTTGTCGCTGTTTAAAGAAACAACTGTGTATTTTATTCCAGCCGCCCCCAACTCATTGACGTATCCTTGAGCCGCCGAAAGCTCCCCGCTTGATAACGCAACAAAGGGATTGCCCTTAGCCACTTTTATTACAACTTCATTACTTACGCTACTTGTAACGCTGCACCCTGTAATTATTTGCAGGGTGGCATCAACCACTGGGTATTGAATAACGGTATTTATTAATTGCAGAATTTGCGGATTTGTGGATGAGTATTGAAACAGAAACATCTTTAACTGCAACCACGTAGCTGAAGGCGCGGCGGCTTGACTTACCGTTGTTTCAATTGATTGCTGCAACACATCCATT